AGGAGGTGAAAAAAGTAGACACAAGCTGAAATAACGTGGTATACTATTAGTATGTTCAGGAGATGGTCTCTTGAACACAATCAAAGACAACGGAGATTATTCCTATGGCAGCAACAGCAACAGTAATTGAAGGCATTGTAAACTTCAGCAACGTAACGCAGCACGACGTGTTCAACGGTCAGTCAACGGGTGCTTACTCTATGACCATTACGATTGATGAGGAAGACGCAGCTTTCCTAGCATCACAGGGTGTCAAGATCAAGGACTACCAAGGCAACAAGCAGCGTAAGTTCAAGTCTAAGTACGAAGTCAAGCGTTTCACCGCAGACGGTCAACCGTTTACAGGTGAGGTCCCTTATAACTCTAAGGTCCGCCTCAAGTTCAAGATGGGTCAACCTCATCCTGTACACGGCATGGCTACTTACCTTGAGGCCGTGAAGGTCCTAGAGGAAGCAGAGATGGGCGAAGGTGATTCTTCGGACTTCTAGGGGTGTCTAAATTCATTAGACATGAGGGGTGTCCGAAGTGTTTATCTTCGGATGCCCTAGCCATCTACGACGACGGTGGGGCGCATTGCTTCGCCGTCAGTTGTGACTACCATATCAACGGTAAAACAGGTATGACAATAGTAACAACACAGAAGACAACCACTACGAACCCGCTAAACATGGCTGGTGTAGTGTCCTCTATACCCCAGCGTAGGCTGTCTCAGGATACCTGTGGGCGCTTCGGTGTGACCGTGGAGTACTCGACAACAGGTGAAATCATTCGTCACCACTACCCGTACTACAAGGTAGACACAGGCGAGCTGAGTTCTTCTAAGGTGCGCGAGGTGAAAACCAAGAACTTCCACACTACCGGAGACATATCCGGAGTTGGTTTCTTTGGTCAGAACCAGTGCAAAACAAACAAGTACATCACGATAACCGAGGGTGAGCTGGACGCAATGGCAGTCTACGAGATGTCAGGCAAGCAGTGGGACGTAGTTTCCCTGAGGTCAGGAGCTTCCAACGCAGCCAAAGAAGTCAAGGAACACCTAGAGTGGCTAGAGTCCTACGACACAGTTGTTCTGTGTTTCGATAACGACAAAGCCGGTGACGCTGCGGTGGACCAAGTCAAGGACTTGTTCAGCCCTAGCAAGCTAAAGATTGTCAAGCTCCCTCTCAAGGACGCTAGTGACATGCTCATAGCCAACCGTGTCAAGGACTTCACGCAGTCATGGTGGAACTCTAAGACCTACAGGCCAGACGGTATCATCGCAGGTACAGACACGTGGGACAACCTCGTGGAAAAGAGGAAAGTCAAGTCCATCCCGTATCCGTGGGAAGGCTTGAATACCCTCACGAGGGGCCATAGACCGTACGAACTTGTGACCATCACCAGTGGCTCAGGCATGGGTAAGTCTCAGTTCATCCGTGAGATTGAGTACGACTTGCTCAAGCGGTGCGAAGGCAACATCGGTGTCCTAGCGTTAGAAGAGGACGTGTCAAGGACTGCTCTGGGCATCATGTCCGTAGCAGCCAACCGGCCTCTACACTTGGAAGAGGACACACCCGTGGCTGGCTTGAGACCCTTCTGGGAAGCCACTATGGGAACCGGGCGGTACTACTTGTTCGACCACTGGGGTTCTACTTCTGCTGACAACCTCTTGGCGCGTGTGCGTTACATGGCGAAGGCTCTGGACTGCAAGTTTATAGTCCTAGACCATCTGTCCATCGTGGTGTCAAGTCAGGAGTCAGGCGACGAACGTAAGGCCATAGACGAGATAATGACGAAGCTCAGGACTCTCGTGGCTGAAACCGGAGTATGCCTGTTCCTAGTGTCACATTTAAAGAGAAGCAGTGGGCAGGCTCATGAGGACGGAGGCAAGATATCTTTGTCAGAACTCAGGGGTTCACAGGCTATAGCCCAGTTGTCCGACATTGTCATAGGCATGGAGCGAGACCAACAGCATGAAAACGAAGAGATTAGGAACACCACAACTGTACGTGTCCTCAAGAATCGTTACACTGGTGAAACTGGTCCTGCTTGCTGGCTGTCTTATGATAGGTCTACCGGTAGACTGAGTGAGGTCGCTAATCCACACGTAGGAGATGACTTTTGAGCAAGATAAAAGGTGACGAGATTGTTTTAAGAGCTACAAACAACGGGCACTACATTATAGAAGACGACTGTGGAACCACGGCACACGCTTCGTTAGAGAAGGCGGTGGGAAGTATCGCCAACTCAATAAACAACAAACGGTGGCGCAATGGTCAACGCCTAATTGAGTTTGATGTCTTTATAAGTGAGAAGGTAATGCCACCACTAGAAACAACACCTGATACAGTAGAGGCTATATAGTGATTTACCTTGACCTAGAGGCCAATGGCTTGACTCCTGACACCATTTGGTGCGTAGTGACCAAGGAAAACGGCGTAACATTGGTACATGGGGACCCTGATAGTCTCTCAGAGGCCCTCAGAGGCTCTCAGAGCGTCGTTGGGCATAACCTAATAGGATACGATATGCCTGTCCTAGAACGCCTCTGGGGCATCACAGTGGCTCCTGAGAGGGTCCTAGACACTTTGGTTTTATCACGTTTGTACGAGCCAAGTAAGTCAGGTGGACACTCTCTCAGAAACTGGGGAGAATGTTTAGGCTTCCCAAAAGGAGACCATACGGACTGGTCCCAGTTGTCACAGGAGATGATCGACTACTGCATCCGAGACGTTGAAGTAACAGAAGCAGTGCATCAGAAGTTAATGCAAGACATGACTTGCTTTTCCCCTAATTGCATAGAACTAGAGCATAAAGTACAAGCCTCAGTTCAGCAGCAGGAGATAAACGGGTGGACCTTAGACCAGCCTCTGGCTAGGGACCTATGTGCAACATTTAAGGAGAGAATGAATGAAATCGAAGAAGACTTACAGCAGAAGTTTCCCCCGATTGTCCACGAGCGTTGGTCAGAGAAAACGGGGAAGCAGCTTAAGGACAAGGTTGAAGTTTTTAACGTGGGTTCTCGGCAGCAAATTGCGAAGAGGCTTTCGAGCCTTGGGGTTCGCTTCGACAAAGTCACGGAGAAAGGCAACCCAATAGTCGATGAGGCAGTCCTAGAGACCATCGATCTTCCGGAAGCCAAAGTCGTCAGTGAGTACCTGATGCTACAAAAAAGATACGCGCAGGTTAACTCGTGGCTAGAACACGTGAAGGAAGACGGCAGGGTCCACGGACGTGTCATTAGCAACGGTGCAGTCACAGGACGTATGACGCATCAGTCGCCTAACATGGCTCAGGTTCCCGCAAGTCACAGCCCGTACGGACACGAGTGTCGTTCCTGCTGGACTGTGCCAGAAGGTAAGAAGTTAGTCGGCTTTGACGCTAGTGGTCTTGAGTTGCGTATGCTGGCTCATTACATGAAAGATGAGGACTACACCAATGAAATCATTAACGGAGATATCCACACTGCTAACCAACGACTTGCAGGACTTGAATCAAGAAATCAGGCTAAAACTTTTATTTATGCCCTCTTATACGGAGCAGGAGATGAGAAGCTTGGGTCTGTGGCTGGAGGAGGTAGAACAACTGGCAAGAAACTTAGAGAATCTTTCCTTAATAATCTACCATCATTCGCAGCTCTTAAGGACAGAGTATCTGAAGCAGCTGGAAGAGGATACCTCATTGGACTTGACGGTAGAAGACTCCAAGTCAGATCTGAACATTCCGCTTTGAATACGTTGTTGCAAGCAGCAGGGGCTATCGTTATGAAGAAAGCACTGGTGATTCTGGACGACTACGCGAAGCTATGGAAGTTAGACTACAAAATTATAGGGAATATACATGATGAAGTCCAGTCGGAAGTTGCAGAGAAAGACGCAGAGAAGTTCGGTTGGCTCGCAGTCGAGTGCCTCAAGGCGGCGGGTCTGGAGTTTAATCTCAGATGTCCGTTGGACGGAGAGTACAAAGTCGGAACAACATGGGCGGATACCCACTAAGGAGAAGTACGAATGATTTATGCAAAAGTAGACGGCAAGTACTATAAGGACAATCCCAGAAGGAAAAAATTTAGAAACAATAATCGCATGTGGGTAAATGGGAAGTACATCAGACAAGACCATTCTTTGCACAAGCCGGGACGATACAAGAACTTTGAACAAGCAGCCTTCAGTAGCCTAGAGAAGTACGAAAGCAGTGTCGAGGGTCAAGTGTACGCCATTACCAACCCTAATTTCCCTGACTGGGTAAAGATAGGTATGGCTATTGACGCTGAGGACCGCTTAAACAACTACCAAACTTCTTCTCCTTTTAGAGATTATGTGTTACAATATAGGTATGACGTGAACGATCGTCGTCAGGCAGAATCACAGGCGCACACAGAGCTACAAAAGCTCTACGAACGCAGAGGAGAGTGGTTCAAATGCACACCGGAGCAGGCCAGAGTTGTCGTCTCCAGTACAGCGGAAGAATACAAATGAAAAACGTATACAACCTAGTGAACGACATCTACAGCCTAGTGTCTACCAAAGAAGTAGCAGAAGGAGTAGACATCGAGAGTTGCATCGAGCTGTTCGGTGAGAACGTGAAGGACCTTATGCGTAAGGAGTTCACAGAGGTCCGAGACGACTCACGTAAGCTGCGTATGTCTAACATTGGGCGCGATGAGCGTTTCCTGTGGAATGTGTACAACGACGTGGACAAAGGGGAAGACTTGACTCCTAATACGTACGTCAAGTTCCTCTACGGTCATATCATTGAAGAACTGCTACTGTTCCTCACAAGAGCTGCTGGTCACAAGGTGACAGATGAGCAGAAGAAGTGTGAGGTCAATGGCATCAAGGGGTCTATGGACTGTAGGATCGACGGGATTGTGACTGACGTGAAGTCTACTTCCACCTTCGGTTTTAAGAAGTTCAAGGAAGGGACTCTGGCTTACGACGACCCTTTTGGGTACATAGGGCAGATCAAGGGCTACGCTCACTCAGAAGGTGAAACCAAGTTTGGCTGGCTGGCAATGGACAAACAGAATGGACACCTGACGTACCTTCTGTACGACTCAGAGGACACACAAGCTCCTGTGTACGACCTAATATCTTATGATATAGAAGAAAGGATCGAACGCATAAAAAAGCTAGTGGAGCAGGAGGAACCACCCGAAGTATGCTACAAGCCTATCGCAGATGGAAAAAGTGGCAACCAGAAACTCGCTATCGGATGCTCCTACTGCTCTTACAAAAAACAGTGCTGGCCTGCCGTAAGAGGGTTCGCATATTCATCAGGTCCACGTTATTTAGTAGAGGTATTCAATGAGCCGAAGGTCCAAGAAATCGAAGTTTCGTAGTGTCTTTGAGGAAGAGACTGCAAAGGTACTGGAGGGCTTCGAGTACGAGCCTTATATGGTCCCTTACACCATCCATCGTAACTACAAGCCAGACTTTGTACACATGGCTAGTGACACGCTGGTGGAGTGTAAGGGGTTCTTCAGGGAAGGGGACACTCAAAAGTACAAAGCAGTCAGAGACAGCCTAGAGAGCTACCAGAGACTTGTGTTTGTCCTCATGGGTCCAAACAAGAAAGTAAGAAAGGGTGCTAAGATGACAATGTCTGAATGGTGTGAGAAAGAAGGGTTTCCGTGGTACACATTAGATACACTAGAGGAGTTGATAGAAGATGTCTCTAACAATGGAAGAAATTAAGGAACGTCTGCTGAGGACCTACGATCCTGAAGACTTTTTGGAAACACTGGAGATAACCTCTGAGGAGCTTCTGGACAGGTTCGAGGACAAACTGATAAACAGACTGGAGTACTTTGCCGAGGAGTTAGCAAGTGAAGAGGAGGACGAAGATGAGTATTGACCTAGCGACACCCGAAGAATGGGACGCAGTTAGTAAACCAAAGCACTACAACCAAGGCGGTACAGAGGCCATTGATTATATTAAGCAGCAGCTAGGAGAAGGAATAATTGAGTACTGCGAAGGCAACGTGATAAAATA